CACCAGACCAAGGGACGGCACTGGCATTTGATGCTGTCCCGGTCAGGCTTGCAGTAATAGTCCCAGCGCTGAAGTTGCCGCTTGCGTCCCGTGCAACGACCTTAGATGATGTGTTGGCACTCGTCGCATCCACCGCCCAAGTGGTCGCAGCACCCCCATTGAAGTCTGTCCCGGTTAGATAGGTGCCACGGGTCAGCGTGTTGGGCGTGTTGGCTGTAACCGTGATATTGGACGAGCCGTTGAAGCTCACACCGTTAATCGTGCGAGCTGTTTCAAAGGTCGTCGCCGTACTCGCGTTACCGCTCAGTGACGCCGTGATTGTGCCTGCAGTGAAGTTCCCGCTGGCGTCGCGAGCAACGATGGCGCTGGCGGTGTTGGCGCCGGTAGCGGTCGTGGCGCTGTTGCTGACCTTGCCGGCGGTTGAGATCGTGGCCAACTTGGTGTCGGCAATCGCAGCGCTGGCGCTGATGTCGGCATTAACAATGGTGCCGTCAACTATTGCAGCGGCTGGTGCGTAGGCAAGGCTGTTCCACGCCGTTGTGCCGTCTCCGTATTTGATCTTCCCAGTGTCTGTTTCGTAACCAGGCTCGCCTTGAGTCAGCGTTGGGTTCGTTGCGGTCCAGTTAGCTGCCGTGTCACGGCGAAGTTGGATGCGAACAGGCATCAGGCGGCACCTCCATCAAGGGCAGTGAAAGCATTAGTGGTAAAAACGGTTGCAGCGCTACCACCGTCCAGTTCGTTCAGGGAGCCACCGCTACCGATCTCAACGATGCTCTCAACACCGCTGACGCTCTTTTTCGTGAAGAGCTTCCCGTCGTAGGTGTTGAGGGCTAGGGAGCCCAGCGGTACATCGCTGGTGGCAGGCACTCTGCCGGCGACCGCAGAGCGCTTCAAAAGGATCGTGTTTGCCATTAGGCAGTCCTTGCGTGGCTATCTAGCCGGACTGCCTAAGTTGCCGATCAGAAGCTGCCCCCATCCACGGTGTCTACGGCGATGGTGACGTAGCCGTTGCCTGCGTCCTTCGTCCAGCTCAGTGAGCTGTTGAGGCGAATCACGCCATTGGTGCCATCGGTGCCCCAGATGTAGCCGGCGGTGCCGCCGCTCACCACCGCGACCTTCTCGTCGGTGCTGGCGGCGGGGATGTTGAGCGCCGTTTTGAACGAGTCGAAGGTGATCTTCTTCTCTTTCTGACCGCTGGCAGCACTCGCGTCGTGGATGATCAGAAGGTCGCTGGCGCCATCCACTGCGGCCAGCGTTGTCAGGTCGTCAATCGCAGGCACCACCGCGAGCTTGGTGGTGGCGTCTGTAGCGACGTGCAGCGTGCCACGGTCGGTGGTGACGAGTGGCTCGCCCGCCAGCATCCCCGTGGTGGGCAGGTTGGCCTTAAGACCACGCTTGAGCTGGAGGCGTGCCATTACTACACGGCTTGTGTTGCTCCTAAGTTGCCCCGCTTAGGCGAATGTTCCGCCGTCCACCACAGCGCTCCACTCGCTCTCGTAGTTGGCGTAAGTGCTCTTGAGCAGCACGTTGCCGGGGGCGCCGCCGGTGGGTAAATCCCCAACAATGACGTGACCGGTTTGACCGTTGACGCTCTGCACCTGCAGCGTCTGCGGCACTTGAAAGGCGAACTCACCACCCTCGCGGCTGAGCGGGATCCTGAGCTGCGTCTGCCGCTTGGGGCCAATGTCTTCGGTGACCGCCAGGATCACCGCCGTGGTGCCCGGAAAGCCCGCCTGCACCAAGGCCGCAGCACCTTCGAGATCAGCGCCGCCCCAATCCACCAAGAACACATTCCAGGTCTGCACGAACGGGCTGTCCTTGTACTGCAGCTGTTGCTCCAGATCCGGCACGCTGCTGATCACCACCTCCAACCCGCTCACCGTGGTGCCAGCGGTCATCCCTTGGCCTGGATCACGCACCACCAGCGCCGGCGTGGTGTTGCCATTGCCGAGGGTGTAGGTGCCGAGGTGTGCAGTGAGGGCCGTGGCAAGGGCTCCCCGTAGCGCAAGGATGTCCACGCCTGAGCTTTACGTTGAACTTGCCCCTAACAGCCGGCTGCTACTGGCCTCTTGATTGACCAGCAGCACACCCGCTTCAAAGTGCACCGGCTGCAGGTGACCGGGGAGCTTGAAGCAATAGCGCAGCATCGGCCGATCCAGATCAAGCAGGCTGACCACCGCATCGCGTGGGTAGCCCTTGACCGCTAGGAAGCCGCGCAGGTTGCTGCCCTCCCAGCTCGGGGCCACCATCACCACGCAGCGATCTTCACTGACCAGCGCCCGGATTTCTGGCAGCTCAGCAGCGACCGCTGAACGCTTAAGCACGTCCTTCCAGATGCCGATCAACAGCGGCGGCAGCTTGTCTTCATGGCGCAGCGCCAGGCACACATGCGCCACCACCGCCGGCAGCTGATCGGCCTCCTCGCGCTGCTCTTGGCGGAAGAACAACCAGTCCTGATGGCTGGTTGCTTTGCCTTTGCGTTGATCGCGGTTGATGTTGTACAGCAGGCTGCAGAGCTGAGCGCCTTGCAGTTCCTGCAGCTGCAGTTGCTGCCGCTCTAGCTCCAGCAGTTGGCGATGCGCCGCAAGCACCACCGCCACCTTCTCCTGGGCAAAGGTGGAGCGGTGGAACTGGCCGGGGAAGGCTCGGCACAGCGCCCAGAACAGCGCCGGCCAATCTATGCGGCTTTGCTTCCAGTCCCCGGCGGCTGCTTTTTTATCTCCTCCTCAGACGGGGGTGCTGCACTGTCCGGTTCAGCGGCACTACGCTCCTGCTCAAAGAAGCCGAACAGCGCATCCATCAGCGGCTGCGGCAGCGTCATCGTCTGCTCCATGTCCCACTGCGGCCGCTCCAAGCGGTGACGGATCAACGCCGTGACACTGGCCAGCATCCGCTCACGGCCGCGCTGGATGTAGGTCTTGGTCAGCTCCGCGATCTCCGGCAGGTAGCGCAACTTGATCGCCTCCTGCTGCTCGCTCATCTCACGGCCCACAGCAGCCCCTTCCACCAGGGCAAAGGCTTCCAAGATCGTGATGTCCTGCTCAGCGCTGATGCGCTGCGCCAACTTGGCCGCCACCACCACAGCGGCATCGGTGTCACCGGTGAGATCGCTGACGGTGATCACCTCACCGACCTGCAGTGAGCCCAGCACGGGCAGCTCCAGGATGCCGGTCTCTTTGCTGCCGATCCGCTGCATCTTGCGCTTGGGCGGGGCAACGACAAAAGGAAGATCCACGCTCATGAGCCCAGGCCAAAGCTGATCTTGTCCATGGCGCTCATGCCCTGCAGGCTGCCGTTGATCGGGTTGCCGTTGCCGCGCATCCCGCCGCCGTGGCCGTTGCTGGTGGGGGCAAAGAAGTGGCCGTAGACCGGATGGGTCTTGAGCTGCTCCAGATATGCCGCCGGACTCATCGTGTCGCCGTTCTCGGTGAGCATCGGTTCACCGTTGGCATTGAGCACCACGACATCGCCCGACTCGTTGACCTTGAAACGGCTGCCGACAGCGCCCATCAAGGCATTGAAGTAGGTAGTGCCGTCGTCGGCGCCACCGCTGCGACCACCAGCCACTTGGAAGGCATTAGCAAGGGCCTGCTGGCGGTACAGCTCAGACTTTTCAGCGAGCGCTTCAGCCAGCTTTTGATCCTTGACCTTCACCTGCGCATAGGCCTCGGCCTTGGCGGCTTCGGCGGCTTCTTTGATCCGTTGATCCATCTCTGAGCGCAGCCGCTCCTCGCGCTCCTGGGCTTCTTTGATGCCGCGCAGCTGATCAGGATCGAGGCCCTGCAGCTGCTTTTCCATCGCCTCTAGGCGGCGTTCTGCACGCAACCGCCCATCGCGCTCCTGCTTCTTCTCTTCTCTGATCTTCTCCAGAGCGGACAGGCCAGCTGGGCCAAGCGGATCGTTAGAGGCCGTGTCTTGCTGGTCAATCCCAAGGTCTTGGCTGTCGATTGCGTCCGACATGCGAGCTAGTAACTACCAAGAAGACTAGCGCTTGTTAACCAGTGATCCAATAACGCAAGGCCACGCTCTGGTTGGCAGCAATACTCAACTGGCTGAGCGTATTAGTGGCCATGAAGTAGATCGGCTCACTGGTGCTACCGGCCGTGGATGTCCCCGGCAGGATGTCGGCCGGT